TTTCAGTCCCACGGTAGGGACATCCACCACTTGCAATCACGAGGTATGACCCCCGATCCGACGGCGCACGTTTGGCTTATGAGGCCTCACACACGTCATTCCACCGACCCGAACTTGGCCGATGTGCAAGCCCATTCCGTTTACCGTTTCGCCACTTACTGGTGACGGTTATTCAGTAACCGGGCTCTAACAGATGCCACGCTCGACCACCAGAAGCAATACTTCTCTGGTACAAAGGTCGAACGGTCGCTGGTTGGGAATCGAAGATCATCCAGATCCTTCGACCCCCGGCGGCTCTCCAATAATCTGACGCCATATAAAATTGCGCGCCAATTCAACACCGACGAGTACGATTCTGCAACAGGTACAGCGCGGAACTGGTAACCCCTAAAGGTCCAGTATTGCGACTGCACGGAGGAGCAGTACCCCGTCGGTTCAGGAGGATCAGCAATGAAGTAGCTATCGGCTGCTAATGAAACGCCGACTCTCGACTTTGCTGCATGGCTGGGTAACGGTTCATAAAATCCGTTCCCTGTCACATGGTAAGGCTTAATAGTACTTTCACCAGACATGGTGGAGTACGCCTCATCCAAGGACGAACCAAGATCGGGGGGACCCGTTAGGTCTCTTGCCCGATTCCTTAGATAGGAGAGAGTACGTGGAAGAGGCATAAAAGCCATTAAGGCGAGCCGGTTGTGAAGCGACATCACCTCGAAGTCCGTCTTCGGACAACATTCCAAGTACACGGGCCTGACGTCCACTCCGTGAACGTAGTCCCGACCACATGACTCTCGCATCGGGCCCCACACGTGCGTCTTCGCGACGTTCGGCTTGTGACCACAATAACGCAGAGTCTCAAACAACAGGGCAACCGCACCGATGGGGCATATAATATCGTCCCCATACACACGTATTGTCCTACTGTCTTCTCCAGCGATGTAACAGGATGCCCAGGTAATCGCATAAAACACCAAGCACTCAATCGGAAAGGTTGTTGCATTCCCCATCGTTGAAAACATATGATGGCGAAACACATGGCCTCCCGTGGTGACGCCCCATTTGACACGAATGTCATCTAGGAATGCGTACCAAGAGCTTGGGAACAACCACTGGATCAACGCGTCTGCGTTCAGATCCGAGGCGGACGTCATGTCCACCGTGGCCGTCCCGCCGTCGAGAGATCCTCGTCGGCAAGCGCGATGATTCCGTTCCTGGGTTGATAGGTTGATCCCGACTTCTCGGATCAGCTCGGCCATTACTGCACCTGCTCCTTTTTGCAGGCATACTAGCAGCGACGGCTGTTGTTCAATCACCCTGTTGATAGTAGCGTTTTTAGGCGCTGTCGACATCTTGCCCTCGTCCACCCAACCTACTTCGGCACCTGCCGACAGGAGGCAATCCAGCCACCCATCATTAAGTTCCAAGGCCAGGCGAGCGTGCGGCCACGCGTCACGCGTCGATGTCTGGTTCCCCGCGATCTTATACTGCAGACCTTTGGGGTCCTCCCATCCCATCTCTGGGACAAAAGGAGCACCAGGACCAAAATCGGCTTTCTGCAGGCATTCAAGATACCTTGCCTCCGTCAACTCCCCTAGTACTTCATGTACTTTCAATCGCGCCAGGTTGAGGACCTGGAACACCGGACCCTTCCGGGAGGGGTTGCGCACTTCAGTGTTAAAACGGGCGTTCGTCTCTTCACACGCTTTCTCGCATGCGAAGAACCCGTCCATCGACCTTGCCTCGCGTTCGCGGGGCGGAAGCGCGTACCAGTCCAAGTTCTTCTTGATCAGGGACTGGAGTTGTCGAAGAACTGCATAAGCCTCAAATCCTCCGTCCGCAAGGGACGATTCAGCTTTGAGGACGCAGCTGTCTAAGACCTCCCGCAGCGTCTCAGGTTCAATGTCCAGAGCCCAATAGAGCTTCTGGATCACATCCTGAGGCAGGAACTGCAGGGTGTCCTTCAGTGCTTGGTCGAACAGTTCGTTTAGTTTGACCCTTGGGGCATCCATGCCTTTGGGCCCACCATGCTTGCCTCGTGGCTTGCTGGGTTTGCTCATGGGAATTCCTCGTTGTGGGGTAATTACCAACTGGCTGCGTATAGCAGCAGAGACTCACACTTGGGTAGCCAATGATAGAAAAACACATCTGACCACACCGACGGAGAGCACTGGTAAACAGCGTAATCCCAATAGGGAATCACGCCGCCGCAGCGGTCCGTGGTAGCATGAGATTCTCGACGGCGGACTGGTAGTCCACCGAAGCTGCCAGGGTACAAACAGAAGCAAGATCCTCCTGCACGTCCTCAATGGACGCGAAGTCCGGGTACCTCGTGGTAACCTCGGTAACGGATTTCTTCTTCTCCCCGGTCTCCGGGTGGACCGCATCACGAAAGACACGGGTCCGGAGCTGAGCAAACGCGGTCGAACCGTTCCGAGTCACCGGGGCCTTGCGGTCCACGATGACAAAGTGCGGAGAGGCTGCCGTGTGATCGGCGTACACGAATGTCACAGAATCGACGTTCTGAGAACCGTCGTAGGACATTCCAACGGGCATTTCAAGGCTCATATCGAGCTCCATTTACATGAGGTGACAAGATAGTCACATTCTTAGGACTGTACGCTCCGCGTACCTGGTAATGGATCGACCAAATGACGCCACCACCGAACCAATGTCCATCCACTTTAATGCGTTTGGACCTCGGGGGTGAAAGTCAATGGTCGGCCACGTCAGGCCAACGGGCATACGTGTTTTCACTTTCAAGCCGACATCGGCATGATGAGTGTATGCTGTGACACTACCACCTGTCCACACGGGTACTAACCCGAGCGGTATGGCAGAACGTCGAAGCATATATATCTTTTCATCGGTCATCCATTGATGGACTGGCCGACCGGAGATCATAGGAGACCAGGCCTTTATGACAGACCCGACGTTTGAAAACGCGTCAACCACCCACGATAGGGGGATCAACTCGTAACCGGTCACAAAGAAATCCCCAAAATACGGGCGATTCCCTGTGAACTGCTCCATGACTCCGACGCGCATGGTCCGCTCGGCTCTTAACCTTTCCTCAGTACGTCGCAGGATCTTTCCTGTGCCGCCCTGATTCTTCCCAACGTAGAAATTACTGTTGGAGGTTGCGTAGCGAGATAATACTCCATCGATCGGATCACACTCGAACTTGAATGTCCCCCGGGCATAAGAAACATCGAAGGTGTTCACGACACTGTCGTGTATTTCCTTTAATGACTCGATGTCCTGGACCAGGAGCCGCCAACCAAAGCGGTATTCAAGCCAGATACTACCAGCCAACGCTAGGAGATCCGCGGTACGCGCAGCTCGGCCTAAATAGCGCCAAGTGCGATTCACGTCCCCCCGCTTGAACTTAGCAGCGGCGTCTATCACCTTTCGGGCCCTATCAAGAGCTCTATGGTGAACATCTGCAACCAGGTTGACCGATTTATCCATTTCGGCCAACATTGTGAGCATATCCACCCCTTCGGCGTGGCATTTTGCTCTCGCTTCCTGCATCATATAGGCAAGCGATGGAACGTCTGGTGTGCCCACTTGGGCAGCTATCGCATTCCAGTCGGTCCCAGGAGGAACCGTTAGGGGTTGATAGCTATCACCGAACGTGTGGGAGTTAAATCCATTCACACTAAAGTCACTCCTGGCATATTTGCCCAGGAAGTAAGCCTCGTGTGCACCGTCCTCACCGATTACTCGGGTCAAAGGCACGGTATGGGTCATAGGGTTCACCGGAAGATGAGATTTCATCCGTTGAAGGTGATTAAACCCCGGCGTCACGCGATCCGTCATGATTTCCAGACGGTCGTTGCACAACGCTGCTCCCTGCCGCTTCTGTACAATAACAATGGAACCCGTAGAATAGTAGGTATCCATTAGAAGCGACGATCCACCCATCAAACAAGATGGGACTGGTCGTGACCGAGTACGGTCATAAGGTTCGCCAGACTCTGACATATTCCTGCCCCCGGAGGCGACAGGACATTTTCCTGTCATTGCCTAACTTAGATGCTAAGTGAGCACCACACTTGACACTACGTGTGTCACACGGATTCTTCCGTGAAGAGTTC